CAAGAGTGCCGTCACTCCTGCCAACAGTTCCTGCCTCAGAAGCTACACCTGCCCCCGAAGTTCCTGAATTTGTTGCATTTCCTGAACCTTCATCAAACTTCCACCAATGTTTCGGTGTTACATTGTAACTTCCAGAATAAAGAGAAGATGCTTGGTCTGCTGATAATCCATAATCATAAATTCTTACATCACGAAGATAACCGTCAAAGAAGTTTGCTTGGCTTGTATGACTTCTTGCTCCAACATATCCTGTAGCTGATACACTAACTGTTTGACTTGTAGTATTTGAGGCTTCTAATACTCCATTAATAAACAGCTTTTGTGTAGTGCCATCATACGAAGCTACAACGTGAACCCATTTGTCAATAATAGCTGATGACGTTTGTGTAGCATCTGAACTATTTAATTGATATTCAATTAATTCATTAGTTCTTGCCCAAACCATAACTCCATCATCATTTGCATCTCTTATGTCAAATATTACTTTTTCTTCCGCATCCTCATCTATGTTTACCCAAGCTGCAATTGTATGATTAGTAGTAATTATATCAGAAGCACCCAAACTAAAATAATCATCAGTTCCATTCATATCTAAAGAACTCAGTGACAAACCCTCTAACTTTCCTTGTGATACTTCAAGGTTTCCATCTGTCGTTGTACTGTTGTCCTGAACATTTACACTAAAGGGATAAGCTGTTGCAGGACTGCCCGTTGCAGATACAGTATTAGAGTTAGTCGAACTGTCTGTTAAATCTATTGAAGTTCCTGCTATCTTCCATCTACCAATTAAATTACCTGCACTACTTGATTCGTAATTTATCTTGGACGCTATCGCTGCTATTTCTGTTGCATCTAATACATCATCATAGACCCTACAATCTGCTAAATTACCTGTAAAAAAATGGTCTCTGTCTTTTCCAATCCACATTGTATTGGCAGTCATTCCATCTATACGGGCTGTAAAATCAGACGCTATTCCTTTACCTGTTGTAACCAATCTACCATCAATATAAAAATTGTAATTTCCTATTGCTGTATAATCAGCACCATTAAATGTTACTGCTATATGATGCCAAGTATCTTTATGTAATAAAGCTGCACCAGTTATTCCACATACCCGTTTACCAGTTCCTGCGGTTGCTAATCCTGAAAACGACAATGATAAAGAAAACAAATGTGAAGCATCATCCTCATCAACCATAATTCCCCAACCCGTATTAGTCCCACTTGGAGTACAAGCCATAATAATATTTCTACCTGAATCCGTCATATAAACCCAAGCAGTTGCAGAAAACGAAGTAGTATTCCATTGTACGTCGCCTTTAGCTGAAGTACCAGAAAGATAATCGTCAGTGCCGTCAAAAGTATGAACAGCGTCAAGATTTACATTAACTACTGCATCATCAAGATTTCCTTCAAGGATTCCTCCTGTTCCTGCAACTGTTAGAGTTCCTGTTCCTGTATATCCTGTTGATTGGGTACGAATACCACCAACAGATAAAGCAGCTGACCTTGCAGTCAATGTTCCATTGTTAGTAATAATTCCCTTTACCGTAAGTGCGTAATTACTACCTGATTTTGTATCTAATGTTGTGCTAGCAGTTATCGTAAGATTACCTGCCATAGTAATAGCTGAAGTCATAGTGGCTGTTGTGTTTCCTGTTAATGTTAAATTATTCAAACTCGCAGTAGCGTGATTAGATAAATTATATGCAGACGCATAAGTAATATCTATTGTTCCGCCACCATGAGACATGGTTGTTGTTGTAGTGCCTCCCAAAATAAGTGGGCGTGTGCCATCTGCGGATTGACCATTAATTGTTGTTACAGCATCAGTTAAAGTGCATTTAGTATTAACTTCATTGGCTACTACAATGCTTCCCATCGTGTGCGCACCACCACCTCCTACAAATGTTCCTCCTCTTTTAACGTATAATGCAGGTGCATCAGTCTTAGTAGAACCTAAACTAACTGCCGAATCATTACAAGTTAATGTTGCTTGGTCTGCTGCACCGCCATCTGGACCAACTATTGTTTGTCCTGTTACTGTAAGTGCATTATTTTCACTACTTTTTGTATCTAAAGTTCCTGCCGTTATTGTCAAATCTCCATTAAATGTATGTGCAGTCCTCAGGTCTATTGTATTTCCTGAAGTATTAATTGTAACATCGTGCAATGGCTTATCTAAATAAGAATCTGCACTTGGGCCAGTATAAACTACAAGGCCATTTGAATCATCGAAAGTAGAATCATCGTATATTGCTAATACAAAACCATTAGAACCTGCACCTGAATATTCACTACTTAATGTAGTTCCGCTTGCGTGAGATGTAAATTTAGTAATACTATCTGCGTGGTCTCCATTAACAAAAGAACCAAAAGTATGCTGTCCTGTTGGTGCTGCACCTGCACTGCCTTCAAAGGTTCCCCCTCGTTTTACATAAAGAGCATATCCTCCAGTATATGATGCACCTAAACTTAAGTCAGAACCATTGCAATATATTCTGGCTGTTCCTGCTGATGAACTTCCATCTCCTACTATTGTTTGTCCTGTTACTGTAAGGTCATAATCATTGCTTGAATCTGTATCAAGACGCCCTGACACTATTGTAAGGTTTCCTGCTAATGTAGTATTTTGCGTAAGATAAGCTAAAACGTTTGGATGGCTTATTTCAAAATTATGCAAATTCCCAGTAACAGGTTGTATCCTTAACATAGTTGAATCATTTGTTTCAACATCTAAATTTACATTAGCTCCTAATTCTGAACCTCCATTACCACCGTCTGCGGCAAAAGAAACCGCATAAGTATTAGTTCCAAAACTTGCAGTCCCTTCATGTGTAACTCTAATAGTATAACTTGAATTACCTATTAATTTACCACCATCTTGCACCGTTAAACTTCTAACAGCACTACTTGTGTCTATTGTGACATCGTGACCATTTGCAATAATAACGTGTTCTTCTGCTTGAGGTGCCGAACCTGTAGACCAAGTGGAACCTGTATCCCAAGCGCCAGTGCCTACAGATGTGCAATTCTGCACTGTCATAGGACAACCTCACTTACTGAGACTATATTAGAGTATATAGGAGAAGCCATTCACTAAATGGTCCCCTGTAAGAATACTTTACAATCTCCAGCAGTTATATTTCCAACAGCACTACCATCGGTAGCCTTTACGGTTACTGCAAGGAATCTTAAAGCAGTTGTAGCTATAGACTTCATAGCACCAGAATTAACTGCTACTACAATGTCATCTCCTATCTGTACCCATTTACTGTTTGTCACTGGTGTCGCTTCCGCTCCATCAAACAAAGAACCCCATACTTGACATGTAAGCCCTTCACTATCATTAGCTAAGACTTGTATTGAAGCCCTGTCGTATGAAGATACATCATACGCATCTATAATTACTACATATGTAGAACCGCTTAACGTAGTAGTATCATTCTCTACTAATGCTGTTTTCTTTGAACTGCTTAATCTTGCCGTTGTAACTGTATTTGCCATTAATCCGCCCTCTTAGCTTTCTTCAAGCCTTTGGGCTTTTTAACTGTTTCGCATTTACAGACGCCTTTGCATTTGTAACTACCTTTTGGACAGTCTACTTTTTCTTCTTTGGTTCTAAAAGCTTTGCTGCGAGTTCGAACCCCTGCGCCGATGTCTTTAGTCCCGACCTTAGTTTGGACTTCAAACTCTTGCGGTCTGGTAAGTAACTTTGCAACAAATTCTTTGAAGCGTTTGTCATTTTCATCAAACGTGTAGACTTTGTTGGGGCGGAACGCAATAACATTCCCCCCATCAGTCCTACGGAAAGTAGGCTTAGTTCCTTTGTACCTAATCGTAACCATGATATCATAGCTCCAATTAAGTCTAAGCGCTAACTTCCAATCCGCGTATTTGTCCTTGTGTTTTAAACTTAGTACAGATTAACTCACCAGCAGTCATGAATGCATAGTTGCGTTTCAATGCTGCTACGTTTGCTAAGTCTTCTTGTGCTAAGAATGTAGTTGGTGCTGCAACTTTAACGTATAAGCTAGACATGTCCAATAATAGAACTGGTCCCATACCTGCTGTGCTTCCACCAGCTTGGTCAGTCAATGCAGTTCCCAAATGTTGTGTTGCGTAAATTGGTATGCTGTCATAGTATCCAACTCGTCCATCTAGGTTCATTCCGGGTTCTGATTGAACTCCGTTAGTTCCTTTTGGAGCTTGTGACTCTAAAGCCATTCTCCATGTTGCTCCTGCACCGCTTCCTGAAGTAATTAATTGTTTAATTTCAGTCAATTGTTGATGACCTGTTAAGAAAATCAAATCACTGTAAAGCGCGCCGTTTTCTATTGCATTTTGAATTGCTTGGTCAAGCATAGCTAAAGTCAATACTCTTTCAGTTTCAGTTCCAGAAATGCTACCGTGGTCTAAGTAACCGTGGTGCCATGCACTTCCTACTGAACGGTCAATAACTGCTCCACCATACATGTCTGCATCAGTTGCAGATATATTGGTTGTAGTTGTATCGTCCATTGCTACTCTTAATAAAGATTCCATGTTGTCTCCTGCTGGAGTTGCTACATCTGCACATAACATTGCATCAATGTAAAAAGAGTGTGCTTCTGCTGCTTGTTGCCTTAGGAAAGTTGCCAATCCTTTAACTCCATCATCAGCTTCTGAAAGTAATGCAGCTCTGGTTGTAACTGTGTAAGGACTTACTATTTCTTTCATAGTTGCACTTACTTCTACAATGTCTGGGACATCTCCTTCTACACTTGAAGAAGTTGCTCCAAATGAACCACCTTCTGCAATACCTTTGTTAGATGCAGATACTGTTCGAGCAGTTAATACTCTCCAACCTGATTGTGTCCAGCCTTCTTTTCTAAGAAGTTTGAATACATCAGATTTAGTATTCAAGTTGTTAAATACACTTGCACCATACATGGTGTTAAAGTATTTGTCATCAGATGTTGTTAATTCATCATTTGCTTTGCTTATTCCGTATCTCTGGGAGATTTCTAGTCCGCCTTTGTAATAAGCGTTAACATAATCTGTAAAACTCATTCCAGCCATTCTAGAATCCCTCCACTATGTTTTTGTTTTCTGCCATTCTATCTATCTCCTCAAGGGATTTTGATACATTCAAGAAATCAATTTCCTTTACTTCTTCAGCTTTTGGAGCTGGAGCAGGTGTTGCTTTCTTTCCTGTATAAACGTTAATGCCGTGTTTCTTCAAAGTGGCTAAGGATTTTGCTAGGTCATCAATAGGGTTAGATTTCTCTTCTTCCAACATTTTTGCCTCTTCCTCTTCTTCTGCCTCTTCTTCTTCGGCTTCTTCTTCCTCTTCTTCTTCCTCTTCGTCATCTTCGGCTTTTTCTTCACCCATGTCTTCAAGGTATGCGAGTACTTCTTTTAGTTTAGCAAGCGTGGCTTCCATGTCTTTCATTAGTGCCTCTTCCTTGCCAACTTCAACTGGCTCATCAAGTCCGGCAGCTAATTCTACGTCCTCTGATTCAACGATTTCTTCGTCGACAGACTTCTCGTGAGTGCCACCACATGTGCATTCTGTCATGTGTGTTTATGTGTAAAAGGGTATATAAATAACAAAAACTTTCCGGAAACTACTTCTTTCCTTTCTTTCCGCCTAATAATCTTGCAATGTTTCTAGGATTTAATGTTTCAGGTTTATAATTAGACGTATTAAACATTCTTTCTCTAAACTTCCATCCGCTTGGGTCTTTTACATTTCCGGGTTCTTTACCGCCTTGTCGTGGAGCATGACGTTTTGGAGGATTTGGTGCGCGGTCTGAACCTGAGTTCTTATGTCCAAAATCTGACATATAATACCAAAGACCCCCGCAAAATCTTTCTGGGCTGTCTGTTACTGGACCTCCTTGATAATTCTTTAAGTTTCTTACATTCTGCAAACAATTATTCCACTGTGTTCCTGTAGGCTTACGTGTCCTTGGTTTTTTACCGGGTTTAGTTCTACCTCTACCATATTGCTGGGGTTTCTTAGGTGCTTTAGAAATCTCAATACCTTTTTGTACTTTACATTTCCTTATTCCTGCAATATCCCACATTAACTTATCTATGCGCTTTAACCTTAATTTAGAAAGCATCTCATCCAAGTCTTTATTCATTTTACTAAATCTTCTAGCTTGGATTGCTCTCTCTTGATTTACTGCGCCCGCACGCGTAGAATGACAACCTAATAATTTCTTGTCCTTCTTAGCAAAAAGACAATATTTCTTTCCTCTGCGTTCTATTATCTTCTCTACCATGCCTTCTATCTCATCTAAGGTTACTTGCTTTGTCACCTTAATAGGTTCATTTTCTTTTGCTGCCGCTACTGCCGTAACAGTAGCTTCTGGGTTAGCTGGCCTGTTGCCAACCCAAGACACGGACCAAAGAGACAACTCGGAGATGTTGTTGTGGCAGACGTCTCCTTCGCAGACCTTCTCTTGTTTTTCAGCTTCGCCTCTAATAGACGAACCGCCCTTGTCACCGTAAATCTTCATTTCATCCCATACCCTTGTATGCATAGGAAGCTTGTCATGTATACCTACTCGTATTTTGACTTTACCATCTTTAATCTTATACGCGAGAGGAAGACCAACTGGCATCTCCTCATGCTTGTATGAATAAACCCCGTATTTCATATAAAAATCCATGGATTCTTTTATCGTGTCAGTGCCTATCTTATCGTTCTGTTTATCGATAATAGGAGACGAAATAAACGTCTCTAAAATTCTGTCATTATACCACTCTGGTCGATAAACCTGCCACTTAGTATCTTTAGCGTCTGCCACACACTACGATTAACTATGTATATATAAATAGATAAACCTTTCCGGAAACTATGGTTTAGCTTTATTAAATTCAACTACAATTTGCTTGTTAACTTTAAACACAGCATTATTTGCTGCTGGCCTTAAAAATGGCTGAGGTTGAGTAAATGGTTGATTTTCATATACAGCCTTTGCTTCTGGAAATGATAACTCTTTACCCCATGGAGGAAAAGGACTGTAACCACCATACTCTATCAAATCTGCTGCAGGATGGTTAGATTCTATAGAATAATATACCTTGTCACCTTCTATATACACATCACCGCTAATGCTATCACCCAAACTTCCAGTCCTCCTTTTGTAATGTGCATATGCAAAACTTTTACTTTCATTTACTGCGTCTGGCAAAACTGCACGAGCTGCGTCTTCTAAAATTTTTGTCCAATTGGATTGCTTTTTAAAAAAATTAATTGTAGGTGCCCAATTCTTTTGTTTAATTTTCATTTGTAAGATGCTACTTCCTCTACCGAAGCATCACCGTACTTTTCCTTCCACTTACGATTTACTTCCTGTGCAACTTTTTTCCTCATTAACATTCTACTATTAGCATTATACTGCCTCATGTATTCTGCTTTGTTATTCCAAGCTCTGTCATGCTCACACTCTTCACATAATCCATTAGACATCAATCTAACTCTACTTTCTCCAGCCATACACTTTTTACAACTTCTCATGGTTTTACTGGACCTACCTCTGGTTTTGCCTCTGGCATTACTACCGTAGGCTCATCTGGAAGAACTAAATTTCCTTCCTTATCTAATGTAGCCTTAATTCCTAATTTATTTAATACTGTAATTATATTTGCCTTTTGTAACATATTTGCCAAATGTTGCTGCTCATTCTTTACATTAATATCTGCAAACTTTACCTTCCATGTTTTAATTCCCATCAACTTTAACAAAGGTCTAAGAAAACCCATTTCTAAACATTGCTGCGTTTCTAACACAGTCCTGTCAAACAAAGATATCTGCTCCCCTTCCGCATTCAACCCACCAACACCGGCTGTGCTTCCTGTTACTATCGGCATCACCCCATAAGCTGCATTTATATCGTTGTTAATGCGCTCCATATATGGCAGTGCCATCAACTCATCCATGTTAGGCATAACAGGCACAAACTTCGCCTGTCCACTTCCTGTACCTTCACCTCTGCTACTTATAATTGGAACAAAGTTCGGATTACGTCTTGTCTCCTCCGCAATATATTCTCCCAATCTGTTTAAACTTTCTTCATCATGACCGGGAATATCCAAGAAACCTTTTGGTGGTCTCTCTAATTTATAAATCTTGTTTTGGAAATTTTCAATGGCGAGAGCTGTTTCGATTTTCTTAGAAAGACCTATAATTGGCGATTGTCCATACAATCTAGCATTTGCACTGTATTTGTTAAAATGAATTATTTCGTCCCGTGCAAAAGGAATCTTGTCTTCATCCTGTCCCATGTCATAAAAGTAAGCCATCGGCTCTGCATCAAATCCACCTTCTCCTTTTTCTCCTTTCTCCAAAGGCTTTCGAGTAATTATATCAAAATATTCCTCATTCTTAAATTTACCGTAATCATCAACCGCAAATCTCATTTGCTTAGCGTCCTCTACCCAAAGTTCCTTGACTATCTTACCATCTGTTCCCTGAATCCTGTCATATACAATACTTATCCAACAATCATCAAAAACCTCTACTTGTCGTATCATTGCCTTAAAGAACTCACTAGCCGTAATGTCTGCATTACCGCCCGTAGGGTCTCTTAGTAATTTATCTATTAATCTCTTTTCTTCCTTGTCACCAGTATCACCAATAGCGTGGTATTCCCATCCTTTAGCAACGGATTGGGAAGCTATACGAGTGATTACAGTTCGGAGATGAGAATACCTGTCAGCTAACTGTTCTAAATAATTCTGGTCTACTGGAGGAAGTATATCTGCCTTAAATGCCCGATTACTACCTGCAGTCCCATAAGCAGGAGTCCTTGCATCCTTCAATACACTTGCTGTGTTTCTCTCGATTAATTCCTCTAACGCGGAACGCTTCCGCACTGGCTTGCCACGAAATCTATCGAAGAACCCCAAGTTGTATGGCCTCCACTATGTTGATTATCTTATTAAGCTTTTCTTTCTTTTGTATTACATCTAATGTCTTTTGCAATTGTCTGCTCCACCTGTGACCCGAATCTCCACCCATCATCTTCCACATTATGTATCCCTTACTAGGATTCTTCTTGTCGGCAAAGTTCTTAGCTGGTGGGTCTACTTTTTCGTGCCTTCTGTAATATGTATCTATACTTACTGCCGTCTTATATCCTACGTCCTTCTGATATCTTAACTTACGATTAATAGCCTTAGTTACCTTACCACCACCATATCCATGCATAGCCCGAAGGTCTCGTCCCTGTAAAGCCTCTTTCTTTACACCTTTAGGAACCCTATACCTGTCTCTCTTATCTGCCATGATACTCCCGCACGTATCTCCTAAGAACTGGTTCCACTAAGACGCCTGTGGGAACATTCTCCGCCTTAGCAATCTCTTTAAGACTCGTCTTCGTTTCCGAACTAATACCATAAATTTCCAACCTCGTGCGCTTTTTCATATTTGGTTGGGATGCATGTAAATATGTATAGTATATAAACTTTCCTATACATAATCCCAACTTGTAAAACTTAAACCTTTTTTGTTCATATTTTTAATAGCTAATTCACACATCCATAACGCCATTACTGCATCTGGCGTGTGTCCTTCTAACCTACCGTTCTTTCCATAAACTAAACGACTCAATCCATCTGTTAACTTCCTAGGACCGGGACGACTCGCCTCCCTTATTTCTTTCGTCCATGGAATCTGGTATCTCTCCTTTTCAAACTCCAAGGCCAACCCCGGTATACCCACATCATGACTGTGCTTTTCTCTTCCCGTGTTGTGCCCTTCAACCGGAAGACCCGCCAAATCCGACGCACTATGAACAACCAAACGCTGATAACCATTCGATTCTATCATTATCGTTTCTGGATTAAAACGTTTCGCCAATTCTCTAATCTTTAACACTTGGGTTTCCAACCAACCACTTCCCTGTGCCATTACCTTACCTGTCCAACTATACAACAGCCTACGATGCTCCGTACGCTTATTATAAGCCACAAGAACGTAGCTTGTCTCATCATTCTGACTGTTCATGCCCACAGCCAAGTCAACGCCCATTATGACGCTTATATCGTCCGTGTAATCTGGCAAGCCCATGTCAAGATTCTCATCCAAACACTTCTGTAACACTTCATACGGAATTACAGCAGACTCTGGGTCCAAAGGATTTAACATATACTCAGACTCAAATGCCCGACTTCCCATTGTCTCCTTTTCTTTATCCAAACGCTCTTGATTCCAATACTCTGGCCAACGAGGACTTCCATCCTCCAAAAGTGCAGGATGTCTTATTACATTCCACTCCGAACTCTCCGATACCCAGTCTGTTATGTCTGCAACTCTTTTTTGCGTTCCTACCAATAACATCTTAGACTCTGGCAACCGCATCGGCATCACAACCCTCTGAACATAATGAATTACCTTTTCATCAGTCAAATTTGGAAATTCCTGCAAAACGTCATCTAAAATTATCATGTGAACGTGAGGACCCTCAAGTGCCTTTCCTATACTCGCACCATGAACCCTACTACCATTGTTAAATCTCTTAGCTCCCTTCCTTATTGTAACCTTCTTGTCGTCCGACTTTTCTAAATAATTACTAAGGCGCCAACTTCGCTTACAAAGTTCCTCAAACTGCTCCAACTTGTCCCAAGCCTGCTCCAATGTCGCAGAAATATACAAAGCCCTGAAGTTTGGCTGCTTATGCATGTAGTATGCCAACACACACAACCCCCATGTAGTCTTCAAGTGACCCCTTGCACAAATTATTGCCGCAAACTCACCCGCATTGAAATTTTTCTCCCATTGGTCATGCATGTCACCCAACGGAACATAAGTTCCCGGTTCATGCTCCATGTAATCTGACATTACCTCATCTATAAACTCATTCAAAGTCAACGGCTGGTCATTCATTATCTCCATCGCGCCCGCAATTGCCTGAGAAATGTACTTGGCGTTATTCATACTTGTGTTTTAGGATAGTTATCTCAATGTATTTAGTCTCTTTGTCCATTATTATCAATTTTTCATTAATCTTTTGCAAACTTTCAGATTCTTCAAGTACCTTTCCATTCTCAATTATTCTAATGATTCTAACCAACCCCTGCCATCCCAAGTATACCGCAAAAAATTCCTCTTGTGTCTGTGTCTATCTATCAAAAAACACTTGGCTACCTTCTCATCACTGTCTGGATACGTCTCACCTGCACTTACACGCTTAAAATTGTTGTCCTTTATTAATTTTTTCAAATCATCCATCTTAATTAACCAAAGTTGCTCATTACTTATGTTAGGAAAGTAATACGCAAACCAATCTGCTAACGTTGTTCGTATCCCACTCGGCTTACCACGACACTTATACTCTATCGCCATGTTGCCCGTGCCACCATCACTCCAATCCTTCTCAAAATAATCTGTCTTTACCTCAAAAAATGTAGGACCTTCTAAATGACCCTGAAACATTATGTCAAACTTGTTGGTGTTACCATAAGTCATAAACCTCTTGTTCCAAACACTTTCGACAAAATGTCTAACTGCCTGTTCACCTTTATGCCCATCTGCCAAATCATCATCAAAATTATTGTTCATAACAACAACTCCTCACTAAATTCCTGATTTGCATCCACAAACCTGACCTCTAACGGATAATTTGCCGCTTTACGCACTAAACTGTCCTTTGGCTCCGTATTATGAACCTCATACACAATCCCCTCGTCCGCATCTATTACATCCGCACGTAATCCACTCGGCTCAAATATTGCCTCAGTATAAAACTCGTGACCCCACTCCTTTAACTGTTTACAAATATAAAACTTCATCGTTATATGTGCGTCCGTCTCACCCGAACCCCAACGTAATACATTGCGATTCCTGTTACTTGTTCTTAATAATCTACTTATCTCATTTCTCTGTATCTGTTTGCTCATCTACCTGACTCCCGCATGCCTTGCATGTTATTTCCAAATTGTTTTCTGCTACCGCAATTGTGCCGTTCTTATCAATATAACGACCACATAACGTCCAATTACGACCTTTCATTTGCTTATGAACGATTTCCAACTAAATCCCCCATTATCGGCGTATATATGTCGTGCTGCTTGCACTCATAACAGTCTACCAAAGGACGTCCCTCCTTCTTTTTACTGTAAATAAAATGCTCAGCACCTATGTTCTTATGCTCTCGCTCCCACCTGTTTCCACAAACAAAACAATCAAATCTCCATTTCATTTCTGTTCCTCTCTTATTAATTCCCGTAAAGATAATGCATCCTCACAACGCTTGCAATTAACATATTTTACTCCCCGCTTCTGCATCGCATCAAACTCCGAAGGTGTACACTCATAACCACATAATGTCAAACCATACACATTACTCGGTGCGTGGCGCTTTTGCATCTTCCTCCATTATCTGCCTCTTATACCAATCAACCCCTGTCCAAAATCCTGCCACAAACGCACCACATATCAACAGCGCACTCAAAAAATCACTCATTACGACACTCCAAACAATATCCGCCATCTAACTCATAACTTTTGGTCGTCATAGGATATCCACAGATTTTACATCTCCAATAATCTGTCATTGCTCACGCTCCGCACACGCATTACATAACCACCATGCATAAATTCCATTCTTATACTCTTTCTTCAAATGTACCATACCATGACCATGACGCTCCTTATGCTCATTGCAATTTTGCGGAACTCCTAAATTATCACACATATTACACTTGTAGGGTCTCATGCGAATTCTCCTCCATTATATCCTCTATCATCTGCTTACAAAGCACACTTACCATTCCTAATCCTACACCATATGCTTTTTTTTCTTTACCCTTATACTCCATAGGATTGTCATCTACAAACTTCTGAATGTGCATCATCATCTCATGCAACACAACTATCCATACATCCTGACTCGTCGCCTCACTCATCTTGGTCTATCCTCCCTTCACACCATCCAAGAAAATCCTGAGTAGCCTCATGGATTCCTCGCATATACGGTATAAAATTCTCCTCCGTCAATGTCCAATGCTTATCATGATACTCCTTCGTCGTTTTTAACTTCTTCAAACAATATTTCCTAATGTCCATATATCGGATTTGTCGCTCCAAGTCCTCCTTCGTAAAAATGTGCTTACGCTTACCCGGGACAAAACTGTCACTCAAACCATTGCGCTTCTTAGGAACCTCCTTCACTCCTTCCTCATCCGCCGACAATACCTTAACTCCTCCAGCCTGAAAAAAATCTACCATGTCATCCAAATCAAAATCATCCACTCTCATCACCTCGCAAACGTGCTATATACGCACGCAAAAATTTCTGCTTAACTCGCCTGTCAAACTCCATGTCCTCTAATGCCGCATTTATGCATTCGTTTATGTGAGAAACCATGTCTTGCTTCTCTACCTCTATATTCTGTAACTTACCCAACATCTCCGTCATCTTTACAAACTCATGACCTCGAACCTCACTACGACCCTCACGCAAACTCTTCAAAAATTCCTGACGTACCTCCTCCAACTCATGCATGTTCTTTGACATATCATTCACCACAGTCTTCTTAGTATGCTCTATCAAATCTATCTCTATCTGATTGCGATACTCATCCCAACCGCCCTTCTCTGCCCAACGCTTTACCGTCTCTCCTGTCATCTTGTAATCATAACGCTTGTTCATCTTCCGAGCTATCTCGGCGTTCGCGTGACCCCGAAGATACAAACCCATAGCCTCCTGCCTGTCCTCCGTACTGTAACTCCTGCCTTCTTTGCTCATTTCTTTCTATAATGTCCAAACATATCGCTCGACGCCACGCGTCCGCGCTCTCTACGCTCCTCATGCACAACCTCCTCTACTTCCTCAGTTGTAGCCTCTGCAACCATGTCGTCAACCATCTTATCAAAAATGTTGTCGTTCTCTGGCATACTAAAATCAGGCCGCAACTCTGGCTCTGGCACTGGCTCCTCTCTAGGCATATGTATCCTACCATCGCCACCATCTTGCTCAATCGCATATTTCTTAACATGCGCATCCAAAGCTGCCCATATCTCATCCGCCAAAGGAGTGTCCTCTATAGCACATATGTCCTTAAGACTCTCCCATGTGTCTCGCCTAAACCTGTTGTTTCCTACCGCTAACATGTAACGGGTCGAATCACTCGTTCTTCTTGTCATGTATCTAACAATGTATAGCCCTTTATATATCTTTCTATGTAAAATATATAAAATTTATAGATTAGGTACCTTAGTGAAAAAAGGGGGCACCCCTCCACATGTAGTGGGGGGATGCTTGGGCAGGATAACATGAGCAACAACCTGCCCTTTATCCTACCTAATCAAACTTTTCTTTTAGTTCAGAATAGTTTGATATTATTTCCATGTATGTAGGTTTGTCGAGTCCTGAAGCCATTATAGCATCAGGGCTTAACATGTTATACATACCTGATTGTTGGACTTCTAAATAGTCTTCAAAGTCCTCTCTGGTTACTGCCATACTTATCACCTCCTTTGGCATCTGTCGGGTGACCATATCACCATACATTATTCATCACCCCATCTGCATATTATGCAGAATTTAGGATACATATTATTTAAGATACGGCCACACTTGTCGCATGTAGGTTCTTGACCCATTTAGTCATCACCAAATCCTTGGGCCTTGTTTAAGACCCTCATTATTTCAGCGATTTTATCCCTATCTTTTTCTGAAGGTTCACCACATTCTCTGCAGTTATCTATCTTTAAACCTACATTAAAATTATCCCATCTGTAATAATAGATAGTATGGGGCTGAAAGTCATCAGTATGATTCTCTGATAAGATACGGGGTTCCATATCATTCTCTACTTGCTCTCTAAGGGGTGACATTAAATCACCCCCATTTTGATTAGGGGGCTCATTAAGTGACCCTTTCTACATTCTGGACATGGATAGTCCCCATCAGGCTCTACTTGTTGCTCATGTCCACACTCGCTACAAGTAGCGTAGTAGACATCATCAGACATCATCTCTAATAGGTCTTCAAGATTCATATCTGATACTCTCCATTGTCTTTCATTGCTTGAGCAATTTCAAGAATTTTTGATGCTTGGTCTCTAACGTATTCCATACGTCCCGATGCCACATTCATGGCCATGAAACCTATATGAAATTCTAATCTCTTACCAAGTGCTGACACTTCATCGGGTGTCAAGTCCTCTGCAAACTTTAAATGATATCCGCGTTTAACGGTCTCTGTTTTTGTCATATTTTTTACCTCTGTTTTTTTCTTAGATTAGATTCTCAATCGGGGTTATCGGATGGTTCACCAGTAGTGCCGGCCCGTCGCTTGCGTATGTCAGCTAAGTCTTCTTCGGGGTGACTGCTTTCTAAGAAAGACCCCTTTGCGTTTCCTTAGCCTTCTAAGGTATATCACAGTATATATGGTAGCATATAAAGGTATGGGTGATTGTATATATTATACATATCCTTATATACTATCCTTGTTGGGTGTCTAAGGCTTGTTTATCGTCGACAAAAGGCAAATAATTCCGGTATTTAACCCGTAGAAAATCGGTCAAAAAACATTGAGCGGGATTGAAAAATGGCAAAAATGTCGAACTAGTATATAAACTACTCGACATAGATTTATATATAACCCACGTTTTTGAATTCAGAATGAATTCAACAGACGAGACGGGAGCCGGTAGACCTGCAAACAAAACTACCAAAGTAAATACAAGAAATGGTGAGCATACTATTGTAGCAAGTGTAAGAATGCACAGTGATGGAGGCGAAAGAATAACAGAAGAGGATTTAATGTTCTGCTTAGCTGTGAATAACAGAACTGGAGAACTTGTCTCTTGGGATAGATACTGGATAGAAGATAGAGGCGACAAGAACGGTTGGGGTGGTGGATACTACGCTAACGACGCAATCCCTGAGTTTAAAGCCCGTGTAAAGAGAGAAGTGAAGAAATGTATAGCCAGAGCATTATCAAGGCAGGAAATGGTGTTAAAAGAAGAATAAGGTAAACATACCAGAGGAAGGGGAGCCAATGAACTCCCCACAGTCCTTTTTTCTGTTTTGTCAAAATAGGGTGGTTATTTAACCCGTAGGTATTTGGCCCTCACCCATAAGCTTATAAAGGGTATGTATATGTATATACATGAGCAAAGGAGAACAACCGACGCCAAAGCAAGCAATCGCATTCGCGAAGAAAATGAGAAAGAAACAAAGGGAGGGGGGCGAAAGCCCTAATGCCTTATTTATTTAACCCGTGGGGGTGGCCGATTTCTCGACCTTTCTTTATTGTTTATTCTGGTGCGCCTCCTGTCCCACCGTGCGCGGGTGTGGGTTCCTCATTATATTTTAATTCCTCTTCTACTGAGTCTCTTATTTCTTCCCAATCTATAGCAGTATAGTTTATCATGTCTTGCCAGAATCCTTTAAAGGTCTCTGACTCATAATAAACGTCCTCTAAATGCATTTTAATATGTTCTACATCTTCGAGCGTTTCAGGATTAAACCAGAGTCCCACTAACCACGTTTCACGGTTAGCCCAACCGTTATATCTACTCATCCCAATACCCCCATTCTTTAAGATAGCTTATTGCTTTTTCAGTATCTAGGTTTGGATAGCTAGACAATACACACCCTAAGGTGATATATTTTTGTTGTGCTTCCTTATCTAAATTTGTGCTGAGTTGCGCTATTAGTTTAGCTCCGTCCTTGCTTTCTAAGTTGCTTAGCCAATGTTTTTGATTGCTTGCCATACATACCCCTAGACATATGTCTATATAAAACTATGCATGGATTCAGATATAACATAAGCTTTAAGTAGACTGTTAATATAGGGTTCAAACATAAATAAAACAACACTATTATATTATATTATAAGTTATTTAACCCGTAGCCAAACCCTGTGGGGCGCCACCCCGATATGCAGGGTTCTATATATACTTATGGGCATGCTATAATATGTGTGAAAGTATATATAGAGTAGGCGTCCTAGCCTAATTATGAGTAACAACCGAAAGGACTTTGAACGGCCAGTAACACACACGACTGTAGGATATAGAATACAACACGGTAGTGGGTGGTTTGTAGATAAATACGCAGAGAGAGTGGACGAGTTTCCCGGATATAGTATAAAGACACGTAGCTTAGCTCTAAAGACACTTAGACAGTTTATTTGGGAAAACCATAAGAACCAAGGATACACCTACGATATAGCAGACTTCTACATAGAAGGAAGGAGCTTCTACAATGATGGCAGGTATTGGGAATGAAGTGTGAAGGATGTGGAAAGTTTAAGTTTCCTCCGATAACAAAAGGAGGTGACTGGCTTTGCATACACTGCAAAGAAGAATAAGGGCCGAAAGGCCTGATGATGATTATTTAACCCATGGGACTTCCCCCCTCGGGCGATATACAAAAGCATATATAGCAGGGTCATAGTCCTACGCGCGCCTGCGAGACTCTCCTGCGTGTATATACAGTAGAATGATATATATTCTTACTCTTTTCTAATGTTCACCTTCTTCTTCTAACCATATATCAGAAGGAGTCTTATCTACTTCAATGTCTGACAATGCTATACCCTCATAGGTGTAGGCTTCACAATCATCCGTCCTACATTCATAAGTGACTATTCTTTTTAATCGTTTATTACAACATTCGCATTTACGTATATATCTGGGTTTCAATTAATCACCTCCTTTTACTTGAGTCATCGTATGTTTAGCATTGAGGTA